AGTGGAACAATGAACATGTTTGGCGCTCCTCGTTGGTTGAGAGATAACTACGACCTAAACCGAGATGAAGCACAACATGTTTTTGATAAATGGACAAAACAAATAAATTTTAATGCAATATCTTTCGAGGGATAAAATATGAACGATAAGTTTAAAGCATTTCTTACAGGTATGGCATTTGGTTTCTTTTTAGGAATACTTCTATTATTACCTGCAAAAGTTTTTGCAAGTGACCCGAACGGTGACGAATATTGCCTCGCACAAAACATTTATTTTGAGGCAGGTAATCAACCACTCGCAGGAAAGATTGCAGTATCACAAGTAGTTCTTAATAGATTAGAACATAATTCATATCCAGGAACAGTTTGTGGTGTAATATACGATGCAAAGTATGTTGAGAATTGGAGAGGTAACATGGTGCCTAGTAGAAACAAATGTCAATTCAGTTGGTTCTGTGACGGTAAATCAGATGAACCTTTAGACACTAAGACTTGGATGGAATCATTAGTTATTGCAAGAGATGTTATGGACGGTTTTTATGGAGACATAACCGAAGGTGCAACTCACTATCATGCAACAACAGTCAATCCATATTGGGCAGATTCGTTAAACGAAACTGTAGTTATTAATGACCATATATTTTACAAATGAATAAAGATATTGAGAAAGAGATTCGACTCTTAAAAATGAAAGCAGAATGGAACCGTGAAGGAAATTTAGAGTATGAGAAAAGAAGAGCTGATAAAGCTAATAGAAAGTCTTCCGTGTGAAGATAAATCAGGCGATATAAAGGCAGAAGTCTTTGACGCTAATGGTGGTAAGTTTGAAACCGATAGTATCAGATTAGATATGGATGGTGGTAGACTTATTGTTTGTCAAATGAATAGTCCTTGTTATGATACAAATAAGAAGAATTGGGAAACGGAGTTATCTTATGTCAAACGAGTTTAGAGAATTTTTAGAGAACACAAACTATATCAATGGCGGTGTTCAACATCGATATCGTTTTAAGAACGAGTATGGTGCAAGTGTTGTTAAACATGATTTCAGTTATGGTGGTAAAGATGGTCTTTGGGAAATCGCAGTATTAGATTATACAGATGATGATACTGGTGAGATAACTTATCATACACCTATTACTCAAGATGTTATTGGATACCTTGCATGGAATAATGTTGAGAAGATTCTTACAGAAATAAGAGACCTAGAATCACCATAAATAGTAATATGAGGTTATTAGTTGCAAACTATGGAGATGTCCAAATCTGGTCAGATAGACCTTTTGGTTATAAGAGATATCATGTCGAATGGAAAGTTGACGGTAGTAAACAAATGTATAGTGGTCTTTGGTATAGTAAAGATAAAGTTATTGAGATAGTTGAAGACAACTTACCAGATCCAGATGCTTAGTCTACATGAATTGCTGAGTTATATTGGTTCGTATTTAAGGAATGTAAATGCCAACATATGAGTTTTTGAATAAAGAGACAGGAGAGTTTGAAGAACACTTTATGTCTCATACTAAGTTAGATGAGTTTAAGGAAAACAATCCTCAACTAAGACAACAAGTTTCTGCACCCAACATCGTGGGTGGAACTGGCGACAGAGTTAAACCCGATGAAGGCTTCAAAGAAGTATTATCAAAAATCGGTTCTAAGTTTCCTGGTTCAGATGTCGATAGAAAGTATAACAAGGTTGGTGTTAAAGAACAACAAACCAGAGATGTTATCAAAAAACATATTGCAATTCAGAACAAAACCAAGTAAAATGGACCTATGACAAAAGTGAAAACCACCCTATTAGAATTACACGAACTTGAAGACATACAATTAGATACTATATCAGAAAACGGTAATAGATACTACACCGACTCAACCAAGACAATAAAATATCCTAGTGTCACCACAGTGACAGGCCTACATAGTCGTAAACATATTAAGTTATGGAAAGAACGAGTAGGTGAAGAGGAAGCAAACAAGATAACTAAACAAGCCACAACAAGAGGCACCTTATTTCATCAACACATTGAAGACTATCTAAGAAAGGAAAAAGAATACATTGAGTTTGAGAACATTCTACAAGAAGGAATGTTTAAGGCTGTTCAACCAGTTCTCGATGAAATCATTCCTATATCTTTAGAAGCTCCATTATTCTCTAATCAATTACGAATGGCAGGTCGTGTTGACTGCGTTGGTTTATGGGACAACAATCTTGCTATTATAGATTTCAAATCTTCTGCTAAACCAAAAGAAGACTATATGGCGAAACAATGGTATATTCAAATGACTGCATATGCAATTATGGTCGAAGAACTTACTGGTAAACCCATAGAAGAATTAGTTGCGATAGTTGGTATAGAAGGATTGAATACATTTCAAATCTTCATATCTAAACCAGAAGACCATGTCGATGACTTATGGAAGTTAAGAGAACAATATAGAAATCTCTACGGCGTATGATAAATGTTTATAACAATGAGGTCTTAGCATTCTCAGTTATCCAAAACTTCATATCTGTAGATGAGTGCGAGGAGATACTTGCACATTCATGGCAGAATTTAATAGCGGCTGATGTAATCAGCAACGATGGTAAGGGACAGAAACATGAAGGAAGAACAGGTTCAAACACATGGTTAGAACACAATACATCTCCTTCAATAAAAGATGTCGCAAAAAGAATTTCACAAATGGTTCGTATGCCTTTAGAAAATGCAGAACCCTTTCAAATAGTTCATTATGATGAAGGTCAGAAATATGATTATCATTATGATAGTTTTGATGAAAGAGATGAAGCATATAATGAAGACTATGTGAAAACAGGTGGTCAGAGAATCGTGACTGTATTAGGATATCTACGAGATGTTCCTCAAGGTGGTGAAACAGGATTTTGTCATCATGGACTTAGTGTTCAGCCCAAAGCAGGAACAGTTGTTGTATGGTATAATGTAAACAAAGAAACTAATGAAAGGAATGAATTCTCTCAACATGCAGGATTGCCTGTGATTCTTGGAGAGAAGTATGCATTTAATCTGTGGTTTAGAGAAGGAAAATTTAAGTATGATTAGTAGAAAAGAATTTACCGAACAAGTAGAAAGATTACTTGTTGGTGGAAGAACGGATATCATGAGTGCAATACTCAAGGTGTGTGAAACAAACGGAGTAGAACCCGAAGGTGCGAAACGATTGCTTTCGATTCCATTGAAAGAGAAGTTGACTGCGGAAGCAGAAAGACTTAAACTTATCAATAGAGAGAAATCAAGTCGTGGTTCACTAGAAAGTTTTATTTCAAAATAAGGAGTATATAATGAAACAAGGCGATATAATATCAGTAGTCACCATGAGTGGTGAGTATATTGGTAAGTATACAGACGGTGCTGAACCTAACGATTGCATTAGACTAGAAGACCCAAGAATGATAGTTCAAGGGCCAGAAGGTGGTATGGGTTTCGCACAAGGTGTAGCAGTTACCGGCATTAAGAACCCAACCTGGATGTTAATTCAAAACTTTGTCTTTACCTGCGAAACTAACGAATCGGTTCAAGACGCTTACAGAACAGCTGTATCAGGAATAGAAATAGTTAAGTAATGTCAAGTCGAGAAGGATTTGATAGTTATCAGTTATACCTCGGAATCAAATTACATTTTAATTCTGAGTCGTATGACTTTATAAAGTATAACGGTAAAGTCAAAGCAGACTTACCATCCTTCTTGAAACGCAATGATAGATTTCACTTTGGTAAACTCGCAAGATTATACAAGGGTGAACTATTAGATTTTTATGTTGCAAACTTATCATTAAAGGATAAGTGGGTTGGAGATTTGCTTGATAATGAATCAGACAAAGTATATAAAGAATGGAAGAAAAGAAATCAAAGACTCGCATATCAATTCGAACAAGATGTGACAAAACTATTAGAGAAGAAAAACATTCAAGAGGTATTAACAGTCAGTAAAGGACAACACCCATATCTCTTAAAACAGTTTCTAGGTAAGAAGATATCTCTAGAGACTATGTGTATTCTAGATGAGATAACAGAATACAGTAAGAAGTGGAATACAATGATTACAGAAACATTGATATATCCAGAAACAATCAACAAAATTAATAAGTATAAATCATTCATATCTTATGACACGAATACTTATAAACAAAAACTAATACAATTATGCTCTACTTAGTCGGAAACGGACCATCAAGAAAGAACTTAGATTTAGATACACTTGAAAACTGGTGGGGAATGAATATGGTCTATCGTGACCATACACCAGACTTAT